CAACCGTCGTTAGAGCTGTTCCTGATCTTCAGGACGTTGGCATTTGTATCAGCCCACCATTGATATGCGTAAGTCGTTGCAGGCTCACTAGAGCCTGAGTGATTTGTGAAAACCGCCGCAAGCTGATCATTTAAGTCTGCACGGACTGCAGCTCCCGTTCCGTTGGCTACAACTCCGTCTGCTTGCGCCACGAGTCTCTAGACAAAGATTGCCCTCATATTAAACGCCCCTGCCAAATCCCACAGCCGTGTAAGTGAAGTTCCGATCAACGTTGTTGTCGCTTGAATCCAGAACGTCAAGGTCGAAGCCAGTGCTAGTCACGTTGCTGACGTTGACGCGTTCACCATTGCCAAGGTTTTGGACTGTGATGCCAATACTGGGCAGGAAGTCGTTCAGGTTGCCTAGCGCCGACGTGCCGACAAAAAAGGCGTTGTTAAAGGTAATTGACTTGGTGCTAGTGCCTGATGCCGTGAGCTGACTGATCTCCTCTCTGCGCTGGAAGCTGGTTTCATATCCCAACTGGTCAATCAAGATGTTTTGCGCGATGTCAGCACTGGTCAGTTCTGCTTTGAACTGGAACGCACGGCCCTTAAAGGTGCCAGACACAATCTCTTGCCAACCTGTATAAGTTGGAGACCCTGAAGGGTCGTCGTCAGTCCTTCGCATGTAGAACTTGGCATTGACAGCATCAGCTTCTGTGCCATCAAAGTCGTTCCAAGTGTCGACATTCGCAGTGCGGGCGTCGATCGTGTCATTGGGGAAGAAAGCCCTAGTAACAAACCGCCGCTTGATGTCCAACGCAAAACGTGACCCAAGATCAAGCGTATTGTTGAATTGATACTCGGCAGAGCTAAGAACGTCGCCCAAGAAGTCAAAAGAAGTGACTTCGTCAACGTCTGTCACATCATCAATATCATCGTCACCGTCAATCACCAACGCATCAAGATCGTCGCTGTAAAAACAGTCAGTTTTTGTGCCTTGGAACGGCGGATTGTCCTGATCTTCCCTACGGGTCTGTACCGTAATCCTGCCAACAGGGTCAGGGAAGTCCACCAACACGCTGGTGGCGTTCGTGCTCTTATTCCCCAGCTCGTCCTCAAACTTGACAAGAATCTCGCCCTCAACCAAAGGCACAATTGCCTCAGTTGAGTTGCCAGCGACTGCTTCAACTAGGTCAACAGAATCAGGCCATGTTGCTGTTCCGTCAGTAAGGCTGCTGTGCTTGATGTGTACAAGGCCATTTACCTTTACGTCAAGATCAACAGTCTGATCCCAGCGCAAGCGAGCACTGTTGGCGCTAATTGGTTCAATAGACAGGTTCTGCACATCGCCAGGCACTGCTGTCTTTCCAGCAAGCGTAAAAGTTGCTGTTGCAGTTGAGCTTTGTTTACCAAGGTAGTTTTTGGCAATAATTTGGACTTCTAGCTCGCCTGCCCGCAAAGCACGCAAAGTAACAGATGGCGCAGCAGTTGTTATTTGTTCAAAGTTGTCATCATCAATTCTGTACTTGACCTCAAATTCGTTGACGTTAATACGTCCATGGCTCCAGCTCAGATCAAAGCCAGTGTGTACCGTTTGACCCTCTTGATAAAGAAACTCAGTACCGTTGAGACTTTCTGGAGCTGCAGGAGTGCCTGATAGGTTTGTAATGTCTCGGGGAGTAAGCTCAACATCCTGCTCAACAGCGTTGTAGATCGACTCGTTGTAAGCAAGGGCAGTAACGCCAACAGTGCCGTCATTGTTGTCAGCAACAGAAAGAACACGGAACTGCTGTGACTGAATATCACTGGTCTGAATCAACCAGACAGCAGCAGCATTAGGTGCTTCACTGAAAGCATCCGAAACAGTAATTGTAGTGCCTGAAATGCTGTCAATCGTCTTTGTCTCAACCAAGCCAGTTGGCATCATGACTGAGATAGTTGGTGAATTAGACAAATTGACTGAAAGATTGGTGTCACTATCGACTGTGATGACAGTTGTTGTTGCAGAGCTGACTCGACCACTGCGCCTTGTACCTGCACGCAAGGGATCAGCAATGTCAACCACCATGCCTGGCGTGATGACGATGCCACTATCAATTGCAACAGCAAACGAGCAACTTTCCGTAATGTTTTTCTCGCTCAATAGCGTCCACTTACCAAGCCTGTGCGCTTGACCTTGTGAATAACAACCCAGAGCACGGATGTCTTTGTTGATGATGCCGTACTTGGCTACTGCCTCAGCGTCTTCAACGTATTCGTATTCAACTTCACCGAGGTTCTCATAACTCTGCCAGCCAACAGTTGCGCAAGTGTGCCTAGTCTTCTCTGCTGTGCCCGTGTAGGTAAACAGGCCATCAACGACATTGGCAGGGCCAAGTAAATACTGCGCATCAGTCGGCTTGTCTTGCCTAAGAACAAGCGATCCTGCTCCGTAGTAGGCAATGCCACGGAAGACACTTGTTAGCTGTTGAATGACGTTATAGACCTCATCTCTACTGTTAATCAGGATGTTGAGGCTGAATCGTGGCTCCTGTCCGCCCTTGCCATCATCAACAAGCTGA